TGCACCACCACGCAACTGACCTTCGCGGACAGCGGGGCCACCATCAAGGCGGAGTCCTCTGGTGCAGACGGCGGACTCCGTTCCTTCACGGCATCCACCTGCCACATTTCGGAGTTCGCGTTCAGCCCCAACGCGGCGGAGTTGAAGGCCACGGCTATCGCCGCCCTCAACGGGGGGCAGCTCTGCATCGAGTCCACGGCGAACCACTACGGGGACTCCATGCACACGGAGGTCGGGCTCTTCGAGTCGGGCGAGGTGAAGGGGGACTTCATCTTCTTCCCATGGACAGAGCACGAGGAGTACACCGAGACACCCCCGAAGGACTTCACGCCGAACCCGTCCAGCATGTTGACCGAGGGGCAGCAGGCGTGGCGGAAGACGATGATCGGGAAGCTCGGGGAGAGCAAGTTCCAACGGGAGTACCCGACCACGTTCGCCGAGGCGTATGCACAGCTTGACGGGGCGTGGCTCACGGATGCAGCCCTCGCACACCTCACGGTTCTACGTCTCCCTGTAGAGGGTGGGGCCCTCGCAAAGCCCGAGCGTGGGGAGAAGTACGCCATCGGCGTAGACGCGGGTGCAGGCACGGGCGGAGACTTCTCTGTGGTTGTCGTCGTGTCCGTGCGGACGGGACAGATCGTAGAGATCCGCAGGAGCAACACCATCGCTCCGAGTCCGTGGGCCATGCAGGTAGCGGACGCCTCGAAGAAGTGGAATGGGGCGAAGGTGCTGGTCGAGAGCAACGGGACGTGGGGTGGCGTGATCGTCACGGAGCTTCGCCATCTGTCCGTCCCGCAGTGGATGGACGGGGACGACAAGTACTGGACGACCGACGGTGCCACGAAGCCGAAGATGCTGGAGCACCTGAAGGATGCCCTCACGTCAGGCCGTGTCCACACGCTCGACGCTCGCACCCTCGAGGAGGTTCGCTCCTTCCAGATCGATGACCGTGGGATGCCCTACTGCCCTCGCGTCGGCGGGCACCACGGAGACTCCGTCATCGCACTGGCTCTTGCTCTACAGTGCGCGGACTCGATCAAGCTTTCGAGCCAGCCCTTCCTTCCACAGTGGCTTCGCGACCAGAAGACGCAGAAGGCATTGAGGGCAGCGGGTGGTGCGGATCACCGCCGCTACTGATTGACCACCCCGGTATAAACCACTGACGGAGCTACCCTTGTCCAAGACAGCCACCGACCGCATCCTGTTCCTCCGTGCCGCCTTGAGCGCGCACGAGAACTACTGGGAGACGCTCCGTCCGACGATGGGCCTCTACCGTCGCGCCTACCTCACCCGGTTCTGGGAGGGGCGGAAGGACGTACTCGATGAGTCCTGCATCCGTGTCGAGACGAGCGACGGGTACGCCACCATCGAGTCCCTGATGGGAAGCCTGTTCACGAAGTATCCGGGTGTAGAGATCTCCCCGGATCCCACGGGAGCAGGAAGCGTTGAAGTCACGAAGACGCTGTCCAACGAGTTCCTCTCTACGGTTCGGGCACAGGTGGAGGCCGCCGCACGGATGGCGCTCATCTACCCGCAGAGCTTCCTCAAGCTGGCCCCGCGTGAGAGCAACAGCATCCTCGGCAAGGTGGCCCTCCGTGCCGTCCCTCCGTGGCAGGTGCTCCTTGACCGTGACGCCAGTGCCTATGAGGATGCCCGCTACGTGGGCCACGTCTACTACCTCCCCGTGTCCGACGCGAACGAGAAGTTCGGACGGAAGAAGTGGGTGTGTGAGGAGCAGAAGGACTTCTTCGCACCGACCGACAAGAAGTCCGCTGGCTACACAAAGGACACGACGGAGCTTCCCGAGGAGTACCTCTACGTTCGCGTCGTCGAGATGTACGACTTCCAGCACGACGAGCTTCTGTTCTGGTCGCCGAACTGGGACAGCGGGAAGCAGCTCCTGAGCCGGGACATGATCCCCTGCCGTACCTTCGATGATCGCCCTCTCTCGAACCTCGTGCCCTTCTACTTCTCGCGTCAGCCCGACAGGCCGATGGACGGCTACTCGACGATGTCCCGCGTCTACGACCAGATCCACGAGAAGAACGTCCTGCGTACCTTCTGGGCCAACGCGGTGCGTCGGGACTCTCGGCAGTTCCTCTACAGGAAGGACAGCCTCGACCCCGACCAGCTCGCCAAGGTCACGGCTGGACAGGACGGTGCAATGATCGAGGTGGACGGGGACGGCAGCCTCGACGGGATGATCGCCCTCGTCCCGACCGGTACGCTGAACACCGACCACTCGGCCTACCTCTCGTACATCGAGCAGGACTTGCAGCGTGGGGCGATGACCGCCGGGTTCGTTCGTGGCGAAGCAAGTAGGGCCACGGCCACCGAGGTGTCTGTCCTCGCTCAGTACACGGCATCCGAGCTTGGCAAGATGGCTCGCGACCGTGACCAGACCATCGAGCAGGCGGTGCTCGTCTACATCCGCATGTTGATCCCGCTGGTGGACGACAAGCAGAAGCTCGTGATCAACACGGCGGCTGGTGCAAAGGTCGTGACGGCCGAGTCCCTCGACGCCGACTGGACGATCTACGCACTGGACGGTGGCTCGACTCCGACCACGGACGTGATGCGGAAGCAGCAGTTGATCCAGTTGGTGCCCACGCTGATGCAGCTTGGCGTGAAGACGAACGACTTGAAGGCTGAGCTTGTCCGGCTCTATGACCTGCCCGAGGACTTCCTCAAGGCGGTGGAAGCGGAGGCCGCCCCCGAAGCTCCCCCTCTTCCCCCTGTCCCTTCTACAGATGAGGTGGCCTGATGCCACTCTACGATTATTCTCACGGGGATCACCCGAAGTTCGAGATGCTCGTGCCTTGGGACCGAAAGGAAGTCCCATGCTCTACATGCGGGGCACCCGCCACGCGTCTCGTCTCGGCACCTGCACGCACGTCTACGCTGTGGGGCGACACCCCCTTCGGGATCAACGGGCACTTCGACCGTGGACTCGGGTGCCGAGTCCAGAACTACAAGCACACCGACAAGATCCTCGAACAGCGTGGGCTCGTGCGTGAGTCCGACCTTGGCGGGGACATGTGGGTCGAGCGCCAGATGGACGCTGCCGCCGAGGAACGCAAGAAGCACAAAGCGGTAGTTACTGAGTACACGGCGAACGTCAAGAAGTACGACGGCGACAAGGGCCTTGCGATGGCCGCTACGTTCCCCGCTCACCGAATGATTGCAGAAGCCCACGCCCACGATGCAGGAGAGAAGCTATGACCCCCGAGGAATCCGCCAAGATGGCACAGATGGAGTCTGACCTTGCCCTCAAGGAAGGCGCTCTCGCGGAGAAGGAGGACTCCCTCTACTCCGAGGTCATCAAGGGTGAGTTCACCAGCAAGGGACTCAACGCCCTCGTGAAGTCCGTGAACCGTGTGCTCCCCCTCTTCGAGGTCGAGCCCTACGCGGAGTTCGACATCGGCACTGTGAACACCCTGCCGCCCGAGTTCGTTCGCATCCTCGCAATGGTTGCCAAGGCTGTCGAGGATGCTGTCGAGGCGGGTGCCCTCAGCGAGGACGCACTCATCGACCTGTCCATCGTGAAGGACGATCAGGCGCTCATGTCTCTGGCTGGCCGGATCAACATCGCCGCCACGTCCCCCGCGTTCAAGCGGATGCTCAAGGGTGGGAAGCAGGCCGAGAAGCCCGAGCCCATCGAGCCGTCCGAGTCCACCGAGTCCATGTCCGAGTCCGATACAGACGCCCTCTTCTCTTCAAGGATGTAGTCACCCATGTCTGAAATCGCAGCCACGCCCGTCGTCGACGGAGCACCTGTCACCGAGTCCGCCCCCACCACCCCCGAAGTTCCCGACGTAGAGGTCAGCCTCGACGAGCTGATGAACGCGGACTTCGGCGACGACCCTGTGATGTCGGGGACGCACAAGGGCATCCCCGACTACAAGGCGATCCTCAAACACATCCCCGAGAATGGTCGCAAGCTGGTGCAGAACCTGCGTGCCAGCTACTCAGTCAAGACCGCTGAGATCGCGGAGCTGCGCCGTCAGGTGGAAGCCGAGCGTGCGGAGCTTGGTCGTCAGCGTGAGCTTCTCACGTCGTCGGAGTTCGCGACCACCGTGAAGGCAGCCGCCGAGGCACCCCTCCAGCACGACGCATGGTCGGACGAGGGGTTGCAGGAGCGCATCAACAAGCAGGCGGCGGAACAGATGGCCAAGATGCTGGCCCCGCTCCAGCAGGACTTGATGGCGCAGAAGCGTCAGGTGGCGCTCGACTCCTTCAAGGCGGAGCATCCCGACCTGACCACCCCTGAGCTTCGTGTCCCCATCGCACAGCTTCTCATTGCCCGTCCGGGGATGCTGGTTGAGGATGCCTACTACATCGTCAAGGGGCAGATGGCCAAGCTCCAGAATGATGCAGCCCGCGCCTCACAGCGTGCCACGCTCCAGAAGACGAGCACCGGGTCGGCTGTCCAGAGCGGACAGATGCCGAAGGGCGGGAGCGCGTGGGAGAACTACCAGTGGCTCAAGGCCAACGGGGTCAAGTAGTTCTACAGTTCTGCTGAACCGGGTATAGAAAAATGAGCAAGCGAAAGTTTGAAGGGCAACGTGTCCCGCCTCTCTTGAAGCCGACCCTCCCCCCGGAGGATCCCGAGCATCAAGTCACTGTGGCACGCGAATCTCCGGAGACGGAGACAATCGAGACTCCAAGTTCTCCCAGCGCGAAGAAGCAGACGCTCTTCCACTGGTCAATCCTCTTCACTCCCGTCTCATAAGGACACGCGCACATGCCTATCTCCAATGACCTGCTCTCGGGCACCCTGTTCTCCATCCGCGACAGCGAGGTGGACGAGCTTTTCCAGAAGGTTCCGTTCCTCGACTACGCCAAGAAGCTCAAGGGCATCGAGTACGAGGACGGCGGGATCAAGATCCAGCGTCCCCTCTCCGTGACCAACCACTCGACGATCACGCAGTTCGGCACCGGCTATGAGCCGATGTCCCTCGCCGTGTCGGACACCATGCAGCCCGCGATCTACGACTGGTGCGACTTCGGTGCGCCCATCGTCATCACGAAGAAGGAAGAGCTGGAGAACCAGGGCGAGAAGGCGATTGTGAAAATCGTCGAGGCCCGTATGCGGAACGTGATGGGCCTCCTCCGTCGCGAGCTGGCAACGCAGATCGTCGGTGGCAACAGCACCGTCCTCACCAACATGCTCTCCCTCTGTGGCGATCCCATCTCCGGTGTCACCACGGGCTTCCTCCAGCAGGGTGCCCCGACCGCAGCGGGCCAGACCAACACCATCGGTGGACTCAGCCGCGCGCTCGTCCCCGACGGCAACGGTCTGTTCAACCGCTCGGGCACGGCGGCTGCGGCCTTCGGCACCAACGGCATCCGCGTGATGCAGGCCCTCGGCGCAGAGACGATGGCTCGTGCACCCGCCGGGGAGGTCAAGCTCATCCTCGCCTCCGAGGCGGGCTTCGCGAACTACCGCCGCACGCTCTTCGTGAACGAGCGGTACGTGGACGCCACCAAGGTCGGGAACGCGGGCTACCTCAGCCTCGGGTTCGGCAACGCGGCTGTCGTTCAGGATGTGTTCATGCCCGGTGCGGCTCTGCTCGACACGGGCGTCGCCACCAGCATGTACTTCATCAACTACGACAGCATCAAGCTGGTGCAGCACAAGGATGCGGACTTCGCGGTCAGCCCCTTCCAGCACATCAGCGGAACTATCGCACGTTCGGCGAGCATTTATTGGAAGGGCCAGCTCATCGCTGACAACCTCTCCGGTTGCGC